TATTTCGTAAGGCAATAGGAAAAAAACTGCCAGAATTAGTAAAACAGGAATCGGAAAAACTTCGTGGAGAAATAATGACAAATGGATATTCTAAAGATATCGCAAATACAATAGCAGATGAATTAGCCTCTAAAGGTGGGTTAACAAAATAAAAAAAAGTGTAGTATGTTAGAAATTGGAAAGGAGAAAATATTAAGTCATACAATCAATTAAACAATAAAGATAAGAAATACATAATTAATTTTTATTATAAACATAAAGATATTTTAATTAGAGATATTGGAAATTTAATAGGAATTTCTAATAGGGCGGTTTCAAGGGTTCTTCGAGAGTCTGGTGTAAACACAAAATTAAAAAATAGATATATTATAAAAAATGAAAATTATTTTGAAAATATAGATTCAGAGTTTAAAGCATATATTTTAGGATTTATATTTGCAGATGGCTTTGTTGGTGAACATAATGATTTTTGTATATCGTTATCAGATAAGGTTAATGATAATTTACGAATATTAAAGATGTTTCAAAACGAGTTAAAAATAGATGATTTAATATATCATTCAATTGATAAAGATGGAAATGGTAAATATACTTTCAAATTTTCTAATGAAAAGATAGTAAGGGATTTGAATAAAAATGGAGTATATACCTGTAAATCTTTAACACTAGAACATGTTCCTAATATTAGAAAAAACTTAATGAATCATTTTATCAGAGGATATTTTGATGGAGATGGATCAATTTGTAGTTGGTATGATAAATATGATAATCGACAAAGATATTGTATGGAAATCTTGGGAACGAAAAAATTTCTATTGCAAATTCAAGAAATATTATGTTCAGAATGCCATATAAAAGAAACTAAATTACATGATGTTAATCATACTCAAGGATTAACAAGAATATCTCATAGAGGAATAAAAAATTTAATTAAAATCAGAGAATATTTATATAAAAATTCAACAGTATTTCTAACATACAAACACAATAGATTTTATAATATACAGCCCCTGTAATTAGTGATAATTATAGAAAACCCAGAATATCAGGGGAAGTCCTTATAGCATTAAATACCAAGCACAAGAGAAATCAAAGTGCGGCATTGCTAATCACAATGGTATGGTAATAATTTTAATGATTGGATAATCCTGAGAGATAGACCTAAGTTATATAATAATAAGGTAAGCTCGCAACGACTACCAATGGGTGTCCGAGATAATATCAACGGCAATGGTATAGTCTACTCCCCTAATAAATATCGGGAAACCGAGGGTATTAAAGGATCTTTTTAATAAAAGTCATTCATTTAGTTACGCAGTCCTTTGTTTCGAGACAGCTTGGTTTAAAGCTCATTACCCAACTTACTTTTTCAAAGCATTGTTCAATCAGAATAAAGATAAAGCAGGTGCAATTAATAAGTATATTCTTGATGCAAGGTATTTTAATGTGGATATTATGCCACCGAATATCAATCATTCTGGAATGAATTTCACAGTCGATAAAGATAAGGTTCTTTTTGGTTTGTCTGCTATTGGTGGAATTGGTGAATCACTCTCTAAGCAAATTATCGAAGAAAGAGAGAATAATGGTATATACAAATCGTTTGATGATTTGATTCAGAGACTTTCTTTAGGTAAGGCATCTGTTATTGCATTGATAAAATCTGGTGCAATTCCTTGTAAAAATAAGCGTGAAAAACTTATATCATATCTTAAATCAGAGTATCAACCATTAAAATTCTCAGAAGTTCAATCATTGCCTACCTATAAGAAACTCGAAGAAGATTGGAACATTAACTTAAAGAAGTACGTGATTCCTTCATCTGGAAAACGAATTGTATATGACAAGGAAGCACTACTCACTGAATATAACAGATTGAAAAAGATACAGTTTGAAGAAAATCAGAAGGTAAGATTCCAAAAGTACATAGATGATAACAAAAAATATCTTGAAGACGAACAGTTTTGGGAATTCCAAACATTACAAGTATTTATCAATGATAATCCATTTGATGCAGCTTATACATTCTTGACACCATTTGAGGATGTACCTGATGGTGAGAAATGTACTTTAGTTGGAATTATAGCAAAGGTTCAAAAGAAGAAAGATAAGAATGGTAAGCAGTTCGCATATATAAACATCTATTCAAGTTTTGGACTTGTTGAAGGAATTGTATGGCATAGTCAATTAAAAGAATATGAAGATTTAGTAAAAAAAGGACAGCAAGTAGCAATTCTTTGTAAGAAAGATAGCGAAGAAAAGGTAATTGTAGAAAAATTAAAGCCATATAGTAAATGGCTTGAATATGTGAGAAAGAAAGGAGTATCAGTCTAAATTGGATGAAGATGAGATTTATAAATTCACAGCGATAATTACATATGAGCAATACTATTCGGATGATTCAACGTGGGGTGTGTTTGGATTTTCAACAAAAGATGATATTCCATTCTTTACAAAATCTACAAAAACATTCGATCCGTTTGGTGATAATAATTCTGCAAATGATACTGATGATAGAAAAATGAGTAAGTTAGCAGGAAAGATGCAACATTTAGTTGTGGGTGGAGAATATGTAGTTAAGGCGAAATATAAAAAAGATAAAAAATATGGCGATCAATATACACCGATTGCCATATACGCCATTATTCCACAAAGCAGAGAAACACAGCTATTATTTTTGAAGTCAATGATTCCTGAATGGATGGCGGATAATTTAATAAACGCATATCCAAATGTAGTTAATGATGTAGCGAATGGTACATTAAAAACTATTGATTACAGTCTTGTAAAAGGTGTTAGAGAAATTACTTGGAATAAAATCAAGGAAAAAATCATCAATAACTATCTTATTTCTGACATTATCTCAATGCTAAAACCAATTGGTGTTACTTATGCAATGATTAAAAAATTGCTTTCAGAAGAACCAAATCCAGTTTTATTAAAGCAAGAGTTAGAAAAAAATCCATACATCATGACAAAAATTGATGGGATTGGGTTTCGTAAATGTGATGATTTAGCACTGAAGTTAAAACCTGAACTGATTGATTCTACACAAAGACTTGTAGCTTTTATCCAATACTATTTCAAAGACTTAGGAGAAAGTAAAGGTCATACATGGTGTTCTGAGAAGATTTTAAGGGCAGCCATAAGTAATAACATATACGAGTGTTGTAATAAGGTTGATTGGTTATTAGAAAATAATGACTTTCTTCATATTGATAATGGTCGAATTGGTCTGAAATATTATTACGATATTGAGATGCAGATTTATCATTTGATTCTGAATAAATCTCAAATTGAAACAACAATCAATATCTCTAATGAAGCGATTGATAAAGCAATTAAACATGCGGAAGAAGAACAAGGATTTGATTATGTAGTAGAACAGTTAGACACGATTCATAAGAGTTTACATAGAACTGTTAGTCTGATAACTGGAAAAGCAGGAACTGGTAAAACGTCAATAATGCGAGCAATTGTTAAAGCTTATATGGAGAATAATTATATGATGACAGCTTCAGCACTATCAGCAATGGCAGCCCAAAGGATTACAGAAGCAACAGAATTTCCTGCAATGACTATTCATAGAACACTTGGATGCCAAGGTTTAAATGATTTTACATACAATAAAGACAATCATTTGATTACAGATGTTGCATTTCTTGATGAGGGAAGTATGGTTAATGCCAGTTTGTTTTTGCATTGGCTTGAAGCAATTGGAGATAATACAAGAATTATTATTTCAGGAGATCATAAACAGTTACCACCTATCGGATTTGGTAACGTGTTCTCAGATTTAATTGAGATGTTCGATGAATCAGTTGTGAGTAAGTTAGTAAAACCTATGAGACAGGCAGAAAAATCAGGCATTCTTGTTGATGCAAATAAGATTCGTGAGAATATAAATCCTATATCTGAGAAGTTACAGCCACGAATTATTCATGGTGAGTTGCAGGATATGTATTATATGTTCCGTACAAATCGACAGTCATTATTTAATATTGCTATTAAGACATTTATTAAATCTGTTGAATCAGATGGAATCGACAATGTGGTTATTGCAGTACCTCGTAGAAAAGATTGTTTGAATAGCACCAATGAAATTAACAAAGTTATTCAAAATGAATTACTCGGTGATGTTTTAGAGAGTATTGAAGGTTTTGATACAACTTTCAAACTTGGTGCAAAAGTCATGCAAACAGTTAACGATTATGACAAAAATGTATTTAATGGTGAGATTGGTTATGTGACAAAAATCAGTGAAAGATATGATGGTAAGAAAAAAGAAGAGTATTGTGAAGTAACTTACACTGATATTTTTGGAAAAGACAAAATCATTGAATACACAAAGAAAGAGCTCGCTGCTTTGGATCTTGCTTATGCTATGACAGTACATAAATTACAGGGTGCTGGTCGAAAGACAGTAATTGGGATTATTGATAATACACATCATCAGCTTCTTGATAACTGTATGCTTTATACATTGTTGACCAGAGCAAAGAAGAGATGTTTGTTATTAGCTGAACCAGAGGCATTTTTACAGTGTATTAGAACAAGTCATAATAATAGAAATACTTGGATGATGTTAGAAACAGAGAATAATACAGCAGAAGAGTAATTTGGATTTCTGGAATGCCCATAAATAGGGCGTTTCAGAGACTCAAAAAGCCAAGGAAAGACGGATTTCTTTTGGACACAATATGTGGTGGTGGAATATGTAGACACACAGGGAGGGATTTTGTAGTAGTTGTTTTTATCAACGAATCTGGTATAGGAAAGTAAGTAGTGTGAGCAAAATCATGTAGGGTGAAAATCTCTACCCACATATTATGAATAAAAATAACAAGAGGTGGATTTATGAGTAAATCGAAGGAAGATACAAAAGAAGAGTTATATGAGTATTTTTCATATATGCAACAAGAAGATAACAAATCACTTCTAGGTGGTATGGCTTGGGACGATATCGCTTGGCATATCAAATATGCAGAAGATAATGGAATATTAAGAACACAGCTAGGTTTTGATTTTCCTAAATTGCTTGGATATCTGATTATTGATGATGAAACATATGAAAAGAAAAAGAGAGAATATACTGAAAATATTGAAACTTATAACCATAATGCAGACTTGTTAAGAGCTAATAAATGGAAATATAAGCTAGTCGATGATTCAGAAGAAAGCAGACGACATTTGGCTGATACATATATTCAGTATGCAGAAAATTGTAAAGAATTACTAAAAAACTTAGATGTGTATCACAAAGAATATTTGGATTATATGAAAAATATTAAACAAGAATCGACAGTTTCTTTGGAAGATTGGAGGTAAAAAAATGGACACAATTGTTGTAAATTTATTTGGTGAGCCATCAGCAGGTAAGAGTACATGTGCAATGGATATTACAGCACAATTAAAAAGACATGGCGTTAATGCCGAATATGTATCTGAATTTGCCAAAGACAAAGTATATGAAAATAATGGTGAAGTATTTAAACACCAGGAATATTTATTTGGCAAGCAATCATTCAAGATGGGTAGAGTTAAGAATAAAGTGCAGGTTATAGTTGTTGATTCACCATTAATCTTATGTGCCGTATATAACACTGACGAAGTGTTGGGAGAAGACTTTAATAAGACCGTACTAAATGTGTTTAATTCATACAATAATAGAAATTATCTACTCACAAGATATCACTCTTATGAGAATGAAGGAAGATTCCAGAATGAAGACGAAGCAAAAGAAGTGAGAAAAGAAATTATTGATAAGTTAAATCAGTACAATATTAAATATGAAGAGATTGCTTCTACAGAATCAAATTGTGAATACATAGTGGAAGAGGTTATGGAGGAAATCAGAAATGAACAGCAAAGGACACTTATTTATTAGTTTAGGAAAATCAGCAATCAGAGTAATTGGTGGAATTGTAACATTGGTGGACGGTTCGATTATTCCATTAGCAGTAGGAATTATTGTTGCTGAAGTTGGTGGTGTGTTAGAAGAATTGGTTGATGAGAGATAGGTTAAGTGATAGATTCTTACGAAAATTGAGGAGGTAATAAATGAGAATAGCATTAACAGGTCATAGACCTCAGAGACTAGGGTTGCCAGATGATGAGACTTCTGATAAGTGGGAATATATTATAGATTGGCTATCACAGCAGATTATTAAAATTGTAGAAGTATCACTTATAGAAGATGAAACAGTTGATTTGTATTGTGGTATGGCTTCAGGATGTGATATTGCTTTTGGGTTAGTTGGTACAATACTTAAAGAAGGATTAGGTTGTAAATTGCATTGTGTCTTGCCTTGTAAAAATTATAATTCTTCTCATAAATTATATAATTCAATTAAAGAACATGCTGACGAATGGGTTGAGTTATCAGATGAATTCTACAAAGGCTGTGACAATGTAAGAGATCAATATATGGTTGATCATTGTGATATACTTCTTGCAATTTGGGATGGTAATAAATCTGGTGGTGTTTGGTCAACAATTCGTAAAGCACAGAAAGCAGGTAAGAAGATTATTTACTGTCCAAAAGAGATTTTAGAAGGAGAGTAATATAGTAACAGGAATCCATTATTTCTTTTGAAAAATAAATGGAAGGAGTTGAAAATTTGGAAAGTAATTACGAATTATGGCAAGGAAATTGTTTAGAACTTATGAAAAATATACCCGATAAATCGGTTGATATGATTCTGTGTGATTTACCATATGGCACGACAAAATGTTCTTGGGATATTATTATA